TGGCTTTGTGCCTTGCCCAGTGCCCACTCTTCTTGCGTCAGAGGACGCACAGCGCGGAACTTCAGGACGGGCACAGCCTCGGCGGTGTCGAAGCGGGCTTCGGTCACGATGCCAGTGATTGGGATGTTGTGGCCAGCCAAGAACTTGCCGAATGCTTGCAGGGGCATCTTGTCGCCTTGGGATTGACCGAAGTAGGACTTGGCAGGCACCGACAGGCGGTAGATGTTGCCGCCAATGTCGTTCTCCAACGCCACGGCCAGACGCTTGCTGTAACGGCATGCGCGGGACTTGCCTTCGCCAGAGCCCTCGATGTTCTGGGGGCAGGTAGCGCAGGATGCGCTTTGCGGGTTCTCGACTTCAGCGTTGGGCTTGTCGCCTTCAGCAGACCAGCAAGCGGGCTTGATGTCTTTGCCTTCTTCGTACTTCTCGGCGTAGAAGGTGCGCGAGACGCCCTTACCCGATGCGATCACCACGAGGTTCATAGAACGGTCTTCGTTCTTGGCCACTTCCTCACCGCCCACCACCATGCGCCAGACACCACCTTTGATGGAAATCTGCTTGCCACCCGAACTGCCGGCAATGTCTTTGGTGGTTTCATCTGCGGCTTCGCGCAGGTAGTCGGGAATCATGGAACCAGATTGGAAGAGTGCAATGTTGCTCATAAAATTTCCTTTGATGGGAGGTTACTTTGTGGCCCTACGGACCGTGACCGAGTACTTGGACTCGACGTTTACACCTGCGGGCATGGCGTCCGGGTTCTGTTGCAGGAACTCACTGAAGTTGCCTTGGTGAATTCGCCGCTCCAGCAGCTCGGGGGAGTCATGCTCACGGATGAACTTGTACATACTGTCCCAGTCGCTGGTCCAGTAGCGTGTCTTGACAGACCGTGTGAACGATCCGAATGGTGTCTTGCCACCGTCTTGCCCGGTGGCTTTGCAGATTTCCAGCAGTTCCTGTTCGATGAGGCCCAACTGTTCGTTGAGTTCGTTGACCTCGATCTCCATCTGCCGTTGTTTCTTGTCTCTGGCGTCACGTATCTTCACGTACACCTGAACGAGTTTACTCGCGTCGCTCATGGTTTTCTCCTGTGGTGGTTGAAATTGTACATTGTCCAGTTTAAGCGTCAAGCACTTGTTTGTACAGTTCCACCAAATTTTGGTGCAGATCAATCTTGTTCTGGAGCATGGAGTACATGCGCCGCTCGACTGGGCTGCCCTGCAGGTGGGTGACTGTAACCTTGTTTGTCTGGCCTGCGCGGTGGGCGCGCGCATTTGCCTGCAGATAAATTTCCGTGGATGCCACCGGGCCCCACCACACGACCTGATCGGCGCGGGTAAGGGTAATCCCGTGGGCCGTGGCCTGCGGAATCATGAGCAGCACACGGGGGTCATCCTCGGTCTGGAACTGCTTGATAATGTCGGCCCGCTGTGGGGCGCTCACACCGCCATGAATCACCGCTGCGGAGTACCCGGCCTTGGCCATCTCATCCTGCAGCATGTCAAGCGTATGCCGGTAGGGCACGAACACCAGCACCTTGCGGTCGGTGGATGCGATCACGTCCATGAGTTCGCCCACCCGGTTGGATACGTCGAACTCCACCACGTCCCTATCATCCGTATAGACCGCCCCTTGCGAGACCTGCAGCAGCTTGTTGAGCATGGACGCCGCGTTGACGGCGGTGATCTCTGAGCCTGCGGCGACCGTCATCATCTCCTTGCGCAGGTTCTCGTAGTACTTGGTCTGCTGCGCGGTGAGCGGTACCTCGCGGGTGCTGTACAGCATCTCTGGCAGGTCGAGACATTCTTCCTTGGTGAACCGAATCGCCGGCTGGAGTATGGCGTGGACGAGCTGCTGCGCGTCTTGCCTTGGAACCCACTTGTATTGCGTAAGCTTAATCATTACCTTGTCGCGGAACGCGCCGAAGAACCGAGGCACGGCATCGGGGTTCACCAGCTTGGCCAAGCCATACGCGTCAAGGGGCGACTGCGACGCAGGGGTGCCGGTCATGAGCCACAGCCGAGTCGTCGGCGTAATCAGGCTGGCCAGAGCCTTCCATCTTTCGGTTGTTACGCTCTTGATCGCGTTGGCCTCATCGACAATAATGAGATCGAAGCCCCCTGCCTGCAGTTCGGGAGTGACTACCTTTACGCCGTCAAAGTTGATGATGACGAATTCGTAGTTGCCCTTGACCACGGCTTGGCGCTGAGTGCGCGTACCCTGAGCGATCGCCACCGTGCGGTGCATCACAGTCTTGAACAGGTCGGAACGCCACGCAGTCTCCATGATGGACACGGGGCACACCACCAGCACCCGCTTGACCTTGCCCTTGGTCATGAGGTAATCCGCAGCCCACGCAGCAGCAGAGGTCTTGCCTGTGCCGGCCTCGTTGAACACGAAGCATCGGGGGTGGAGGGTGAGGAATTCTGCGGTGGACTTCTGGTGGTCGAACGGGTTGTACATGCCCGGCCACTTGTACCTGCCACCGATCGGGGAGGGCACGTCTTTGATGCCCAGGTTGCGAAGCAAAAGCGCTTCGTCAAAGTCCCAGTTGACCAGCACTCTGGCCACATCCCCTTGGGTCTCGACGACCTTGCTCTTGGGAATCAAGGCCGTGATCTGGGCAGCCTTACGCGTGTTGAAAAGCAATGCACGGTCCTGCACGATTTCCATACGTACCTCACAAAATAGAAAATTGACGGCAAAAGAAGCCCGGTAGCGGAACTACCGGGCTAACCACTAGGAAAAAACAACATGAAGCAAGCCAATCTCTTGGCCCCTCCATGCTACATCATTTCTTGCGCTCGCGCTTAGAAATTTGAGACTTGAAGTCGCCCGTCTTGGTGCGGGCGAAGCTGGTGTTCTGCGACTGCGGCACGGCTCTAAGATTAGACGCCTTGTTGGTGCCGCCCTTGTCGATGGGCTTCTTGTGGTCTACGTCCACGGTAGACGGCAGGTTGCCGTTGGTTTTCTCGTACGCACGACGCGCCTTGTTGCGCGCAGACCGCTTGGCGATCTGCTCTGGGCGCCCCTGATACCTTTCGTACTCTTGCTTGTAGTTACGCTTAGTTGCCATGATGATGCTCGCACGATGAGACTGGGCAAAATTTGCAGAGGGCTGAACTGCGGGCGTTCCACACACCCACTTCCAACGCACCCTCGATGGCTGACGCCCTGCCGGCCCATTTCGACAGGATGACAGGCAATTGATCCCGAGTGTACTCAGCCTTGATGATGTCGCCAACCACCACAAACAGTAGGGCGCCTTTGACTTTCTGCACTTGGGGGTAGTGGATGAACACCATGGCCGCCATCAGTTCAAGCTGCGCGGTGTCCGCATACCGGCTGGACTTGCCGGTCTTGTAGTCGGCTACCCGTGCCACTTCCCCACTACGAGAGATGGCAAGATAGTCCGGGATTCCCCGGAACCATACGTCTGCATCAAAGAATCCACACGGCGTAAAGTCAGCTCGGATACCCATCTTTTCTTCGCAGTGGATGTCTGCGTCAAGGGCAGCGAGAGGTTCCACGAACTTGCGGTACGCCTCAAAAGCGGCAGGCAGTGCAGCCCCGTCCTTGATGAAGTCTTCGAATGCCTTGTGTACTGCGGTTCCATAGAGAGTTGCTTCGGTGTCTTTTGATTTGAATTTTTTGAGAATACGGACTTCGTGATACCGGCGGGGGCATCCCTCAAAGTCACGAATGGCGGAATAAGAGTGGGCAAGTTTCATAGCGTTCCTGCAGGGTGAATAGAGCGTTTGGCGGTGACGTATGCGCGATGCGCAAGTTCTTCAGTTTCAAAGTACCCCAAGTGTACGCGCTTACCCTGCAGTTTGATAGCCGCTATGTACTTGCCTTTCCCCTTATGCCAACTTGTGCCCAACAGCTTGCCGTTACGCCATGCCCGTTGGTTCTGCCCGTTGAGCGAATGATTGGACTCGCGTAAGTTGAAGAATTTGTTATTGAGGGGATTCCCGTCGATGTGGTCTATCATGCCGGCGGGCCATGCTCCGGTCTCGAACAGCCACACCAACCGATGTACAAACAGCTGCGATTTTTTGTAGCCGATCTGGGCTCGCCCGAGGACATTTATACGCCCGGCCCGCATCCCGGTACGCGCCTTTGGGTGCCGGTTGTCGATGCGCCAGTAAAACGCCCCCTCGTCGGGGGCGTAGCGTAAGACTTGCTGGAGTTCGTTCAGAGTTGGGAGCATACCCCCAGTATAAAGGATTCAGCCTGCCTGTCAACAGTCTCCGTAGGAAGCGCCCATGCCGGACTCACAGGCCAGCGGCAACCCTGCCGCCCACTTGGGGTTCCAACTCATGCACTCCTCGACGTAGGCTTGGGCCGCCTCAGCCTCGGCCTCCGGCGCGATACACGCCACGGCATCGTGCACGGTCAGCACCACCTTGTACCGCTTGGAGATACGCAGCATCTGCTCGGCCACAATCTGGCGCGCCACGGCTTGGCAGATGTTCTCCACAACTTTCCCACCGTAGATGCGCACCGGCAAACCCTTGGAGTCATAGATCAACTCGCGCTTGCCTTCGGCGTCCACGTGCACCCGCAGGTTGGGGTACTGGATGTGCAGCCCGTTGGGGAGGGTCAGGCCTTTGTCGTCGACTTTGACGATGCCCACGGCATCGACGCCCATCGACTGGCCCAGCATCAGCGCTTCGAGCGCGCGCCCCGCTTTGGCCCAGAGGTCGGCGATTTTGAAGGACGCGCTGCGGTACGTGTCGATAATCCGCTTGGCTTCGTCAAGCGTAACCTCAACGCCGGCTTGGGTCTTAAGGAATGCCTGAAGCTTCTTGTGACCGACGCCGTAACCAGCTCCAAGAACAACAGTTTTGCCAACCTGTCGCTGTGTTTTAGTGACTTGTTCAGGCGGGATACCGTAAATTTTCGACGCCATGAGTTTGTAAACATCTTGCTTGTCCCTAAAGGCTTGCACCAAATCCTCTTGCCCAGCCAGCCACGCCAACGTGCGGGCCTCGATCTGCGCAGAGTCACAGTCGATCACCACGTAGCCCGGCGGCGCCTTGATGGCCTTCTTGATCTTGCCTGCGTTCGCACCGCGTGACGGCAGGTTCTGCAGGTTCACAGAGTCCTGACCAGACCAGCGACCAGAGTGGGCCCCGTAGTAACGCAGAGGTACAGGAAACTTGCCTCGGCCAGCCATACCAATAAAGCGTTGCGTACGAGTTTCCTCCAATGTCGTCTTGTTGCCAAGGCGGGCGGCGACAAGGGCTTGCACTCGCTCATCCGGATGTTCCTCCAGCGCTTTGAACGCTTCGTCTGTTTTGGCAAACGCCCATGCGGTCTTGCCAGTGGTCGGGCTCACTTTGGTAGGGGGCGATACGCCGACACTTTGCAAGAGCTTGGCGAACTTCTCGTTGGACATGAGCAGCTTCTTGAGGTCTTCGGGGGTGGTGCCCCACGCGTCCTTCTCGTCCTCGGACTCAGCCGACAGCAGCCCACGCACGTCGTACAGCAGCTTCTCTTTGCGGTCGATCACATCTTGCAGGTGCGTCTCAAGCATCGGTTGGTCAAGCTCCAGCACGGGCTCGATGAACATGCGCAGCGTCAGGTCGATCATCCTGAGTTCGCTCTTGGGAAAGCCCCGGCCCATGTATGCCAAGAACAATTGGTAAGTCAGGAACACGTCGAGTTCGCAGTACTCCGCATACTTGGCCAGCTCCGCAGGGGTGAAGTCCTTGTAGCGTTTGCCGATCGCGTTGTGCACCTCGTCACCCTTGATGCCGATACCCAGTCGCTTGGACTGCGAGTCCAGGTTGTGCGACTTCTCGTGGGGGAACAGGGCGCGTGACATGCCCAGCGTATCTGCCCATGCTTGCGGGTTGACGCCGTAGCGCCAGTTGAGAATCGCGCCGTCGAAGGCCGTGTTCTGGCAGACCACCATTGCGTCAGACCAATCAAACGACTTGATGAAGTCTTCGCACTGCGGCTGCGGTATCCACTCGGTCGGGCCGTCATCCACCTTGATGGCAAAGCCGATCATCTCAAACAGCGGGGAGCGCACATACTCTTCTGTTGTGAGTCTGGTCAGGCTGTACTCGCGGTCGTAGTACGTCTCCGCGTCCAAGGTAACAATTTTCATAGGTAGGGTTTCCAATCTGGAAGGTCATACCGGCCCGTGGCGCGGTACTCGTACTCATCTGCGATCGCCCGGGCTTTGGCGTGGTTGCCTTCCGCGTATGCCTTGCCGAACTCCTCTTGCAGAATGTCGAGGGCTGCCTTCTCTACCTGCGAAGCGGTAATAGGCGTTGCGCGCTTGACTTGCACCTTCTTGCGCTCGGGCTTGGGCTCCATCAGTTCATGAATGGCGAACTCGGCCAGCGCATGCTCCATGACGTGCGTCTCAAACGCGTCGAACAGCGCGTTCATATCCCGGCGGCTCATCATGAGGTTGTTCTCGACAGCGCCCCTGCGGACCTGCAGCATCTGGTTGACGACCACGGACCAGCGCGCTTGGCCCCCACGGAATTCCTCCGGGTTGGTCTTCATGCGTTCGATCAGCAGCTTGGCCCCGTCGGAGCAGTTCAATTCGTCACTCATTGATTTGCGCTCCTTCGGCCCTGAGCTGCACGCTGCCAAATCCACCAATAACCGACGTCGTTACCGCGTTCTTAGTCGCCAGCATGCTCTGGGCCAGGTTCGTAGCGTACGTGCCTGAGATGGCGCCGTACTCCTCCTCGACGGGCTCGGATGTCAGCGTAGAGATAATCTGGGTGTCGAATCGGACTCGGCACGCGTCGGTGTACGCCTTTATCAGCGCGGCTTTTTCTGCGTCGTTCAGGAACCACGCGTAGCGCCGTGAGGGTTTGTCTGACTCAGGGCGAATGCCCGGCAGTAACTCATTCTCAATGACAGTACGCCAGTGCGCGAACTTGCCGCGCCGCGCCTTCACTGTCAGGCTCATGGCGTCCTCTATCGACCCAAAGAATTCATCCGGGTTGTTTGCCAGTTGGTCGATCAGTATCTGTACTCCGGGGCTCAAAGTGCTCATGTCATTTCTCCTTGATGCGCTTGCGGGGCGCATCGGTTTCTTCCGTGGGTTGTCTTGCGTACTGTTCGTAATTGGAGATTGGCTGGCCGCCGATTTTCACAGTGGCCAAGATGCCGTCAAGGAATTGCAAGCTGTCTTCGTTGATGACCATGGCGCAGCCGCCGGCCTCATGGATGCGTCTAAGATTAGATATCTGCAAGTCCGTTGGTCTGTTCTTGCCGGCCTTGGCCTCGATGCCGAGGAACATGCCGTTCATGCACGCCAGAATGTCTGGCGTACCGTTGTTGGCGTGCATGCCGCCGATGTAGTTCACCGCATAAGCGTTATGCTTTTGCAGGATTTTGTGAATCTTGGCCTTGACCTTCGACTCCGGGGTTGCTGCCATTTTGTTTCTCCAGACCTAACATGAAAAGGATGCAGCACCCCGCATGAGCCAAGTGGGATACGCCAGTCTCGGGGTCGGTTGATTCGCCCTTGTTGTACGCGGTCAGGTGTCTGAACGCTGCGGCAGCGTAGCGCTGCATGGCGTTGTCCACATGCCGCCAGTTATCGCGGTCGTATTTCTGCGCGCCGAACATCAGCACCTTGACGATTTCGTCGAGCGCCTCGAACGGCACCAGCGTGTAGTCCAGCTTGCCACCGTCGAACTTGCGCCCGATCTGCGCGCCCTCGGTCTTGGTGCCCACGGCCTCCAGCATGGCGCCCAGCTTGGTGATGGCCTCTTCCTCTTCGGGGGTCCAGTCAGGGTACGCTTCGTCTATGTTCATAGCAGTCCTAACTTTCTGTTTGTTACCGCGTCTTTGCCGTACAACTTTCGTGCGGCGGCGTCGTACGCTTTTGCGGCTTCTCGCTCTTGTTTAAAAAGGCCGATGTAACGCCCGCCGACGTACACCTGCCACCCAGCTTTGTGCCGTCCAACACCTTTGTACTGGCTTGCGCCCGTACTGCCACGGTTGACAGCGTTTATTTTTGCGGACACAACGCGCAGGTTAGTGCGCCTGTTGTCCAGCTTGTTACGGTTTTTATGATCGACAAGCTCCCCTTCCTTGGCGGTGCACACCATCCTGTGCAGGGGGACGTACCTACGAGTGCTGCCTGTGCGAACCCATGTTCTGGCGTACCCCCGAGGAGATATGTTCCAGCGCATGGTTTTCGCCCATTCAGCGGTATCGTTGTCAACAACGATCTCGTGGCCCGATGTTGTAGTCAGTATGACCATGACTCTTCCTTGTTGTACTGGCTCTATGATACACCACTTACAGCAGGGCTTCCTCTACGTCAGTCGTTTGGTTCTGTCTCTCGGTTGACCGGTGCATCCGTTGCAAAATCTTTCCATCTACGCGGTCGAACGGCCACCACTTGTTGGCGCGTATCAGGGCTTCGACTTGGGCGGCGCTGGTCTTTGTCGTGCGGGGTTCTTCGCTCATTCTTCATGTTTGTTGGGGTGCTTGATTGACGGCGTGGCCTTGGAATATACGCCGAACTGCCGGTATGCCAGCATCTTGCGTTCTTTTTCTGCGGTGTGGCGCCCAAGGTTATTGATACTGCCGGGGGATTCCCCGTTGGCTACCTTCTGCGCGATCACCTCAGATTGGACTTCGCTGTTGCTCTTGCCGTTCTTGCGGGGCGTGAATGATACGTCCTTGGCAAAGATGCTGGGCTCGGTACGCATGCGCCAGTTGAATGGGTTGGTGGGGTCTTGGGTCATTTCTTGCCTTTCAGTTGGGTCAGTTCGCGCTGGAGGTTCGTGGCCAGATTGCGCCAGTGTTCGGCCCGGCGTTGCTTGCGTTGCACTTGGTACTCAAGGTTCTTTATTTGTTTGTGCAGTTCACGCACACCGTCAGCCAGCTCCTTTGTGTTGCGGAGCATGTCATCGACGGTCATTGTTCCCTCGCGTGCAGCATGG